TATCCGCAATCCTCTGCCTACAATCTGGGCGTACAGTCCTTTACTCAACGTAGGACGCAACATCACGATGCAATCGACATGCTTGGCATTGAACCCTGTGGTGTACACGTCGATGTTGATAATCATTCGCAATTTACGAATCTTAAATAACTCGACGATGCGGTCACGCTCTTTCGCTGGAGTCTTGGCAGTCACGATCGGCGCATTGTATCCAGCAGCCAGCAGGCATTGGCTCACATGCTCGCAATGCTGTTGATTGACGCAAAACCACATTACACCTTGCCTGTTTTCTCGCTCAATGGTTTCCAGTGATTCGGTAACAGCACGTTTCACCACTCCAGGCACATCGACAACAGATGCCAAGCTGGACGTAATAAAATCCCCATTGGAGTTTTTACGAACCTTAGACACATCCGGCGCACGTTCGATTCTGGATCGCAACTTGCACAGATAGCCGTCATCCATCAGCTTGCCGATTGGTGCGGAGTAGACCAGATCAGTCAGCACAAAATCGTCGTGGCAAATGTCGCCAGAGTCCATGCGGTACGGTGTTGCGGTCAACCCAACCACACGTAGGCTTGGGTTCCTCGTTTTGAAGTTATCCAGTAGCTTCTGGTACTTGGTTCCAGCCTTTGGCGATATGCAATGCGCCTCGTCAATGATGACAACGTGAGGCACGAGTATCGCATCCGGTTTGTTTACCAGCGAGTCTATGGATGCAAAGATGACAGGATGATCCGTGTCCTTACGACGCAGTCCGGCAGCGTAGATGCCACAGTCTGCTTCTGGGTAGACGATTTTCAACTCGTCGTGGTTCTGTTGCACAAGTTCCTTGCGGTGAGCTAGCACCAATACACGCATTCTACGCTTTGGCCCTGCCCACAACCTGACCAGCTCCGCAATCACGAGCGATTTGCCGCTATTGTGATGCGCCACAAAGTTGCCGTCTAAGTACAACCTGTCATGGGTATCAACGGAGAAACCATAATAGTCGCCGATGCCTACACGCTCAACCTTGAATCCTGTTACAAGAACGTTCTTGATTTGTTTTCTTTCTGGCGACTGTTTCCGTTTAATTCTGCACGGGATTATTGAGCAATCGCCACTTACTCTTACACGATAATATGTCCCGGCGAATCCATATGATTTAATTTCCTTTGTGCATTCCTGTTTATACGCCGCCAACCCAACAGACCTGCACATGAACACCATATCATCTGCCAATTGCTCTGACTTGCTAATCCAATCATATCCAGCATTATGCATGTGTCCGTCTGTATCCAACAATCCAGCTATCATTTCAAGCCTAGTGTTTCGGCTACCTAGCTTAATGAAATCAGGCACAAACTTATTTCCAGACTTAGTGCCATATAAACCAATGGACTTTAATTCTGTGGCTAATTTGTTCTCATGTTTCTTTCGATTCACAATTGAGAACGTTGGTGCAGTTCGATCTGATTGATGTTTATTTATTTTGCAACCGTATCGTGACGCAAAAGGAGTCATGTTTTCAAGTATTTCATCGTCCGGGGTACAGAACGAAGGAGGTGAATAACACAAGCACCCGTCACCTATCAGAACGCCAATTGCCCATGCGTCAATGTCCGCATTCTCCTTCGCGAACTCACAAGCACGCCTATACAACTTCACCTTATGCTTGAAGTAATTTGACTTATCAAGATAATCACGAACAGTGATATTGTGATACGTCGGTTCGTGATGCTGCTTACCGTCAGGAGTCATGTAAAGTGAAAGAACGTGACCACCATTAACAACAAACGGCTCACCCTTAGTTGGCGTAATCCGGTACATCTCGTCACTGCCACGATGCAAGTCAGTTACAACGGCAGGCGAAGTTCCATCGGCAGACATAACCGCATCTCCAACGCACACGTCTTGCACCGGCTTGATGGTCCCGTCATGCATTAGAATCGGGTGTCCGTATTCGTGACAACCTGTCGGCAACTCAACACACGGATTGCCATCATTAGTGCATAGATACTTGCGTATCGCATCTACTGCATCTTGCTGGTAGTAGCGGAGTTTCAAAATAAATCCTGTTGTTTTTCTTGTTTTGCATTTTCGATTCTGTTCTTGGCAATTTCAAAATACTTATCCACTTTCTCAATGCCGATGAAATCTCGACCGTTCAACAAGGCCATCTTTCCGGTCGTTCCGCTTCCCATGAACGGGTCAAACACTGTGTCGCCTTCGTTGCTCCATGATATGATGTGGTCATTTGCCAGGCTTTCTGGAAAGACGGCAGGGTGGTCGGTCTTGTCGTCTGCTGTATTGTTCCCTGCTGGGATAGTCCAGACGTTTTCTCTGCGCCCTATAGGCCGGGTAACGGTTATCTTCTTGAACCTCTGCTCTCCGTTTCTCCCTCTCCCGTTTACTCCGCTGTTTCGCTTGCCTTTGGTTACATTCACTTTGTCGTGTATCAGATTAACGTTGGTCGGTCTACCTTTTGAAAAAACAAACATGTATTCAAAGTTCTGCCAGTAGCACAGATTAGACCCCCTCGCTCCACCCCCTGTTTTTTTATAGATCATTGTGTCGTGAAGGTTGAATCCACAGCCTTTGGCGTGAAGAGCCTGTTTGAAGCTGACGCCAGTTTCGCTCCCCTTTATTGTCGCATCGCCAACAACCCATACAACGACACCGCCCTGCTTGGTCAATCTGAATAGTTCCTGAAACACAGGCATCCAGACATGCTCACCCCATTCTAGCGTACCTGCATAAGTTCTTAGGTTGTCGTAAGGAGGTGATGTAACCGTAAGGTCAACGCACCCGTTAGGAAACTTTGCCATTTCTTCTAAACATTCTCCGTGTATCAATTTCATCACAATCTCCAATGTTCCGAATGCCGGAACGTGTTATTGTTTTTGTTTCTGATTGTCGGAAGCACGCCTAAAACGGCGCATCCTCACGCTTAATCACTTTTGCGCCAAACTGGTTTTCAAGCATGCGCTCCACGTTGTCGTCAAAGATCATATTCGACGGGTAGAACTGCATCATGTCGCTGGTTACATGATTCGGCCCTTGGATAAACTCATGACCAGATTCGTGCCTATAACGTATCCCGTTATGCTCTTCATCGTATTCAATCGGCTCGGCAAAATGCACAAAGTCTGGCAGGAACACGTGTTGGTCGCATGCCTTCAGTTGTGCGCCAAAATCCAATGCGCGGTTGTCTCGCTTGCAGTACCACTGGTCGGCATCAAGTCTTGCATGGACGCATTGACGGCACGTAATACGCTCAACAGGGACGGCTGCCACTTTCTGGTCACGGTCTTTGCTGTGTGACTTGCACATATTCTTAAACGAACACCATGAGCATTTCCAACCTGGACTGGCTATTGGGTCATGCGTTGTGTCAATGATCGTTTTAGCCCGCTCCATCATGGATTCAGCAAACGCTTGGTCGTAGCACACGATCTCGGTATAGATGTCATCGTTGTTTTTGTTCACCACGACCAGCAACCCTTTACGCAACGGCGTCTTGCCCTTCACGCAGTGCATGTACACTTGCATTTGTGCGTAGTATTCCGGCTTTGTGGATTGGACGCCATTATTCTGCAATGACTCAAATGACTTTTCGTTTGCGGATTTGCACTCTAACAGGTGTGGCTCGCCGTCAATGATGATGACGCCATCAATGTGTCCACGGAACATCCCGTCATGCGCCTCAAAACCATACTGCACACCATCTGGCTTTTGGTTTATGACCTTGTATCCAGCCAACCGCAGATCACGGATAATTCGATCCTCTTCTACATTGCCGTGGTCAAAGATGCGATAGGTGCGACCATTAAACTGATTCTTGTTTTGGGCGTGTCGAAAGTCATACCAAACAGATTTAGCACACTCTCTGCCTACGCCAGAAGCACCCAGGTACTCACGTGGAGGCTCGGCGTCCTTCTGCCGTTGTATGGCATCAAATACAGCCGTGCGGATGTCAGTCATCTCCAAGCACCTCGTCCATGAACTTACGTGCTTTCTGTGCTGCGGTCTTGGTGTCATGTCCAAGTCCAATGTAGTACCCCAGCAACAGGGACGACATGATAAACGGTTGCATTTTGTCGCATACATCGTCAGGCCAAGGCAATGATCCTGCCAATGCGCTGGCTGCGGAGATTACTTTCTGTCTTTCTTTCTTACGCATGATGCTCCTTACGGGTTTTAAAAATTTGCTCCGATGCGGTTCGTTACATCATCTCGGAGCCACAATGATTTGGATTAGAGGTAGTAGCAATGGTAGTCAACAGGTGGACTACTACCTCACCGCACAAACCGCATAACGTCTATGAAAGCCCACCTACCTACAAACTAAGTATTGAGTGACTTCAAAGGTTGCCGTGCCATCTGTTTCGGCGTTCTTTCTG